TTTCATTTCATGAAATAAAAATATATCTATCGGTAACTGCCTATTTGATTCCCACCACCAAGTTTCACCTAATTCTAAAAACTGTTTTCTTATTTCGTTGTTTGGGATTTTATCTAAATCGTAAAATGTTAAAATACTATTATCGTGATTGATGACGATACCTATGTATTCATTCTCACCATATTTGATGCCGGTTAGGAACGGATATCGTTCTTCTGTTTGTTTGATAAGTTCTTCTTTCTCCACAAAACTATTTATAATAAATATTGATAAATAGTACAATATAAAGAGTTTATTATGAGCCAAAACGACCACAAATTATACTTATATGATAACAATATTGACTTAGTTATTGGTACTGATGGCCTATACGTGGATAACAGACCTATGAATAATAGAAAATTAATTGCCCATAAAGGGTTAACAAACGAATTACTGTTCAGTATTAGGAACAGAGATAGAAAATTACAAAATGTTTTTAGTGATACCTTAAGTGCGTATCTCATAAATCCTACAACTAAAAGAAGATTATTTTATAAACTTTTAGAACATACCAGTAACGTAGGACAAGTAAAGTTAGTTTTAGATGAAGGTGACTTAAGAAACGTTACAGCAGGATTATACAGAATTTACATAGCAAAACAAGATGTTTCAGGTATAGACAAGCCTGTATATTCAGACCAAAATAATGGATTAGTTTTTGACATACAGATTACAGAACAAATAGATCAATCTCCAACACCAACTCAAAGTGCAAACACATTTTTACAAGTAGCATCAACAACAGATGGTGATCCAGCAAATGTTTTTACAACAAGTGCTTTTTCAGGTAATCAAGATAGAAACTTTCCAAATGCATTACATTCTATAGCAATCTACCCTGATGCATATACAGGTAATATAGATGTACAGGCTAGTCTAGTTGAAAGTGTACCAAGTACTAATAATTTAAGTACTGATTGGGTAACTTTAGAAAGTAATATAGCAATAACAAGCAGTAGTAATATAGTTTCAAGAAATTATAATATCAATGCAAACTGGATCAGAATTTTACATACGCCAACATCAGGTAATATAAGCCAAGTCTTAATAAGAAACTAGTTGACTTTTAACATTATATCCTGTATAATAATACTATGGATATAGACTTTTTAGTTGAGAGTGTACATCGCCTCCTTTTAGATAATTTGCCAGTTAGAACAGGTAAAACTCCTAGTGGCTGGAACACAATGGATTGTCCAATGTGTAGTGATAAAAGAAAACGTGGCGGACTTATAACTACAGGAGCAAAAATATCCTATAATTGTTTTAATTGTGGCTTTACTACTGGTTGGGAACCTAACCCTACCTTAGGTAAAAAGTATAAAGACTTAGCAACCAGACTAGGTGCAACTGAAGAAGATGTACATAAAGTCACAATTGAACTCTTAAAATACACAGAAGAATTAGAAACAGAAAATACTTCTGATTATGTGTATTCCATAGCAAAATTTAATACAATAGATTTACCAGACAATGTTGTTACTGTAGATGATTTAGATGACGATCATGCTATTAAACAATATGCAGAACAAAGAGGACTACTTGGTCTATATCCACTGCTATACTTTAATGAAAAGTTATACAAGCAGAGATTAGTGGTCCCCTTTACCTATAACGGCGAACTAGTTGGCTGGACAGCAAGACATATTGCTCCTCCAGATAAAACAACTCCTAAATATTTACATAATATGCAATCAGGATATGTTTTTAATGTAGATAAATTTGCAGACACAGAAAGAGAAATTGTTATAGTGACAGAAGGCGTCTTTGATGCTATAATGATAGATGGTATAGCAATACAAGGAAATAGTGTAGGGCCTGAACAGGCACACCTAATAGAAAAATTGGGCAAACGAATTATAGTATGTCCTGACAGGGACGAAGCAGGCAAAGATTTAATTATGCAGGCCGCTGAACTAGGGTGGGAAGTAAGTTTCCCGCCTTGGCATGTGGATTGTAAAGATGCCGCTGATGCTGTAAATATGTATGGAAGGTTAGCAACAGTAGGTAGTATAATTAAACATGCAACAAACAATAAACTTAAAATAGAAGTAAAGGCAAAAATGTTATGAGAGAAAAAATTAGGCATTGGGCAAATGTATGTAAGGTACATTGGAAAGAAATAGTTACATTATCTATTGCACTACATTGGGCAGTAGACTTATTAATATTAGGACCAATAGTTTTCTTTTTGGGATATTTGTTTGGAGTACATGTAGGACATTAAATGAAATTAGTAGCAAACGGTTGTAGTTTTACTTTTGGACATAAAGACTCCGAAAATAGTATGGCTCCAGATTGGGTATGGCCTAGTCGGTTTAACCACACAAAAGAATTTACAAATGTTGTTAATTTAGCCGTTGAAGGAGCATCTAACGATAGAGTTGTTAGGACTTCTATTGAATATTTTGAAAAAAATAAAGGAATAGATTTTAACAGTACAATACTAGTAGTACAGCACCCTACACCTAATAGAGGAGAATGGTTTAATACAACAAATAAATTATGGGTAGGATATGTTAATAATGTAGAAAATGTACTTTATGATATAAGTTTAACAGATTATACTATAGATGATTTAGATAAAATTAAAACAGATACTGAAACAGAAAGAAAAGTATTTGATCAGTATAAATCTTTTGTTGAATCAGATTTAACTGAAACTATAAAATATTTTAAAAATATAATTTTATTACAAAATTATTGTAAACAAAAAGGAATTAAACTTTTACAGGTAGGATTATCAGCAAGATGTTTACCTAGATTTTATTTTAAAGGTTCCAGGCAAAGTATATCAAATAATATATTTTGTAAGGAATTATATAAAATGATTGACGAATCTATAATTTGTGATAGATTTTTAACAGATATAGCAAAAGGCAATGAAGAAAGTGCTGACGATGGCCATCCAAACGAAGCAGGTCATGATATAATTTTTAGATATATATACAATGAGATAAAGAAAAGATGGCAGATATAAAACAATATAATGAAGAAACACAAGAATTATTTTTAAGATTCTTACTTAGTGATCCCGATTTATTCGCAAGGTGTCAAAATATTGTAAATCCTGTATATTTCAATATGAAATACAGAAAAGCAGTTGAATTATTTGTTTCTCACAGTACAGACTTTAATGCAATACCTACTCCAGAACAAGTAAGTGCGGTCGCAGGAGTAACCTTAGAGCCTATTCCAAACGTAACTCCTGATCATCATGAATGGTTTATGAATGAGTTTGAAACATTTTGTAGACATAAAGCATTGGAAAAAGCAATTATAGAAAGTACTGACTTGCTGGAAAATCAAGACTATGGTACTGTGGAAAACAAAATTAAAGAAGCAAGCCAAGTAGGCCTAGTTAAAGACTTGGGTTTAGAATATTTTGAAAATCCTAAGGAAAGATTACAATGGATTAAAGATCAAGCAGGTGCTGTAAGCACAGGCTGGAAAGGCATAGATCATAAACTTTATGGCGGACTAAACAGAGGTGAGATGACAATCTTTGCTGGTGGTTCTGGTGCAGGTAAAAGTTTGTTTTTACAAAACTTTGCAGTAAATTGGTCTCTAGCAGGTATGAACGTAGTTTATATTAGTTTGGAGTTAAGTGAGCAATTAATTAGTATGAGATTAGATAGTATGGTATCTGGTTATGGCACAAAAGAAGTTATGCGTAATATGGATGATGTAGACTTAAAAGTTCGTATGAAAGCCAAAGGTGCTGGTAAATTAAGAGTTAAACAAATGCCTAACGGTGTTAATGCAAATGATATCAGAGTATTTTTGCGAGAATATGAAATATCCTGTGGTGAAAAAGTAGATTGTTTACTTGTGGATTATTTGGATTTGATGATGCCTATTAGTGCAAAAGTAAGTGGTAGTGATTTGTTTATTAAGGACAAATATGTATCTGAGGAGTTGCGTAATTTAGCAGTGGAAAGAGACTTATTGTTCGTTACTGCTTCACAGTTAAACAGAGGTGCAGTAGAAGAAATAGAATTTGATCATCATCACATAGCAGGTGGTATTAGTAAAATACAAACAGCAGATAATGTTGTAGGTATTTTTACAAGTAATGCTATGCGAGAGAAGGGTAGATATCAAATACAGTTTATGAAAACAAGAAGTAGTAGTGGTGTAGGCACAAAAGTGGATTTAAGATTTGATCCTGATACACTAAGAATAGAAGATTTACAGGAAGGCGATGAAGATGCCGACACAATCACAACAACAAGTTTAGTTGATCAACTAAAAAGAGGCAATTCCATAAAAGCAAAAGAGCCGGAACAAAAGGACACTATAGGACAAGCCATGAACATGCGTGAGTTCCTCAAAAAGAATGACTTATAATGATAAATAGCATTATACAATATTTTTGGAGACATCATGCCTAAGGCTAGAAGTATATTAGAAGAATTAAATCAAATTTCTGTTGATCGTGATAGAAATCATGTGACATCTAATAGAGGCGAACATGTAATTACCAGTGCAATTAATTTAATTGAACAGATAGAATTACACTATGATGATAAAACAGCAAAAGATTTAACTAATAGACTTATCAATAGTATAAGAGGCAAAGACGTTAATAAATTCTCCAGAGGTATTAAGAAAATAATAAAAGAATCTCAGAGAGAAAACAATGCTGATTAAGGAAGTCATAGAAAATACCAATACCTTTCCTTTATTAGAACAGAATCTTTTAAATGACAAGCAAAAAGTTGCCTATAAAGGAAATACATATACTTGGGACGAAGCAAATCAGCAATTTTCAGTAAAAGTTAATGATATTGATACTCCAGTAGAACAAGGTTCAAGACTGGAATATGAAATATTAAAATCAGCAGGAATTGTGAAGTCAGGCGGCCAATTGCAACCAACAATAAAAGCAAGATTCAAAAATTTATTTAAATCAAAAACACCTGGAGTATTGGGAAGAACCAAACAGGATATGGATAGCCAAGACGGTATAAGCAAGAAAGCAGGAGCAATGATTGGTTCAATCGTTGGCAGAGGATTAGACAAAATGTTTGGTGGTCCTAACGAAAAATTCCCATTAAATCTACAAATGCATTTCATATCTAAAAAGGGCGAACCTATAAATGTACTTTTACAACAGGAATTTAATTCAAAAGATTTAAAAGATATGGTTAAAAAAGGCGAACTGGTACAAGTTAAAACTAAACAAGGTAATAGAACATTTGGAATAAGTCCTGCTAAATTAATTACAGGCTTCGCTAAGTGAAATGAAATTTCATGATATTTCAGGTAATTTCTTAAAGGAAATAATACTAGAAGCAGAAAATAAAAATACTCATCTAGAGCATTTAGAAGATAATATTTTTAACAGAGGTTATCAAGGCGCCAAAGAAGCAATAAACTATCTATACAGTTTACATGAAATGCTAGAAGGCAATTCAGAAAGTCCTGTAAGCATGACAACAAAATGGGACGGAGCACCTGCCATTATAGCAGGTAGAGATCCTGCAACAGGTAAATTTTTTGTGGGTACCAAGGGTGTATTTGCACAAAAGCCTAAAATAAATTTTACAGATAAAGACATAGAAGAAAATCATCCTGCAGAAGGCTTACAGGAAAAATTAAAACTAGCATTAAGAACATTAAAGAATTTAAATTGGAATACTGTAGCACAGGGCGACATGTTATTTTCCAAAGAAGATTTACAGCAAACTAATATAGACGGAGAAGAAGTATTAGTATTTAAACCAAATACTATTGTATATGCAGTACCAACTAATAGTGATTTAGCAAAACAAATTGCAAATGCTGATATAGGTATTGTTTGGCATACAGAGTATATAGGAGGCCCTACACTAGCCGATACAA